ATACTGCGGGCATGTGTTACTCCAACAAAATCAAACCACCGTCCTCTTGGACGAGGTTGTCACCGGACTCGGTAAGAAGGTTGCTCTGGGCCTGCTCGCTCCCACGCCCGCCAAACAGCGAGATGACGCCGCCCAAGCCAAGGCCGACAGCGTTGCGAAAGGCTACACCGAAGCTCATTGCTTGTTGATCGGTTTGGCGTAAGCAGTGCCGTCCGTGCTGCCGATTCGGATCACGCTAACGCGCCAAGGAGCGCCGCTGGTGTTCAAGGGCACCACAAACGGGATGGGTGTGAAAGACGGGATCGGGGTGCTGGCGCTGGTAGCCACAGCCCCAACGCCCACCTGAACGTAGCAGGGCACTTCAGACCACACCACCACACCTTGAGGGCCAGCGCCCCATGCAGTCGTGTTGCCCGCAGAGGCACCGGCAGTTGCGGAGTAAGCGGGGAAATCCGCTTGGCTCATTGGGTTGAGGAGTTCCATGATGTGTCCTTATGCCAGGAATTTGAGCTTATACAGAGTTCTCAAATATATCTCAACGATATTATCGATCAACTGCTGCAACGTAGAGTCTTCTTTTTTCGCCACCTTGTAGCGCATCTCCTCAACCTCGGCCAGCGATGCCTCAAGGAACTCGGTGATGTTGGTCGTCTTCTTGGCCGAGTGCAAGGTGATGGGGCCAATCAGCCCGTGACGGCCTTGGTAGGTCTCGGCAAAGTCGTCAGCCGCGCCAATGATGCGATCATAGAAGATGTTGAGCGCTTGGTGCTTGGAGTAGCTGCGCGTGTTCAGATGCACTGAGTGGGCCACATCGCGGGCTAAGAACAAGAGGCCCATGAAGTCTGCGGCGGTGCTCATTGCATGGCTCCTTCAGGTGGCATCATCGGGGGCTGCTCCATCATCTCGGGCGGCGGCTCCATCGGCATCTGCGAGATCATGTCGTTGCTCTCCATTGCCGCTGCAACCACGCCCATAGCGATGTCTTGAATCTGCTGCTCGGTCATGCCCGCCTGCACGGCGCTGATGCGCTTAGTCTCAGCCTCAAACGCCTTGATCTGGGCCTCGTAGTCAGCACGGCGCTGGTCTTGGGCCTCCATAGACTTCTGCACGTTCTGGAGCATCCCAGACATCTGCTGCATCTCTTGGTTCATGGCCTCCATCTGCTGCTTGGCCGCAGCCAGAGCCGGATTGTCCTCATCGTCACCCAAGATCGACGGGTCGATGACTTTAGCAAACCGCTGAGACATCTCTTGAGCACCCGGCCAATCCATGTTCTTGATGAACAAATCTCCAGCAACTTTCCACAGGTCAGGGTTGCCTTGCAGCAACTGGGCCATTGCTTCCAGCGACTCTTGGCGCTTGGTAGCAAAGCCTGGGCCGGTGATGACCATGACATCGTACTTACCAACGCCAGGGTTGTAGATTTTCTCGATGACGATGCCCTGCTCGTTCCTGATCTTCTTGACCGGCTCGGGCTGCATGGGGTTGATCTTGATCATCTTGGACTCGCCATCCTCACCGACAATGCGGGCGATGCGCTCGGTGTCGTAGATTTTGGGGATCAAGTCGATCAACTGCCGTCCGATGTAGCGGATGAACCTGGCGTAGTTGTCCACGTAGTGGTACGTGCCGGTGTCCGACTCTTTTTGCCGCGCCAAGATGGCCTTGCCGCTGCGCTCGTTCGATGTCATGCCCAGCGCAGCGTTGTACTGGCCGGTGGCCGACTTGATGTCGTCAGACGCGCCAGCCTTGGCTTGCAGCAGGCCGCTGGAGGCCATTGGCGGCTGTGCCCGCTGGGGTAGTGGCAGCGTGTTGCCTGCGCCGTCTGTAACGTCTGGATTGACCTCTAGATACGGCCAGTTGGTTGTGTTGGCCGTCTTCCATTGAGTCTCGTAGCCCTCAAACTGACCGCCGTAGCCAACGAACGGAGCCTTGGGGGCCAGCGCCAGCATCTCGGCTTCTTGGCTCACCCAGTAGTTGTACATGCGCTGCGCGTCCTTGGCGTTACGCACGATGCCGCTGACGTACAAGCGGCCCTCAACCTCAAACTCGTTGCCCACGCAGCGGATCACGGGGATGTGTGCGCCTGCCCAGTCGGAGCGCTCCAAAATCTCGTAGCCGTTGATCTTGAGCCACTTGACCTTCTTGCGGTCGGCCTTGCGCGACTTGACCGGCTTGCCGAACATGCCCTTGAGCATCTTGTCCTCGGGCGTGCCTGCAAACGCGGTCTGGTTGCCGGGGTACAAGTTGAGCGTTTGCTTTTCGTAGTCAACGTAGAAATACTCGGCAATCCGCACCGTGTTCTCGTTCATCCACTGACTGAGCCCCTGGTCGCCCACGCCCAGCGTCTGCATCGTTGACAGAGGCGCGGCGTCTGGGTACTGGCGCTCGTACTCGTCGAGGGGGATGTCCTCGGTGATAAAGCACCAGTTGGCATCTGAGCCGCACGGGTCTTGGATCAGCGGGTCCATGTAGACCGAGAAGCTGTTGCGGATGCGCCCAATCTTGATGTCTTGATTGAACGTGTTGTCGTCGCAATACTCGGTCAGGATGCGGGCGTAGCCCTCACCGTAGGACACTTGGTTCTCGCAGGCTGTGTCGTAGGCGACATCAGCGTCCGACATGTACTCAATGTGCCGGATCATGCCGTTGAAGATCGCGGCCACCTCAACGTCAGCGCCATCGTCTGCCGGGATGACCTTGGGTTGCGGCCTGTTCTGCCGCTGCTCGTTGGTCACTTGGTGAACGTGCTGCGGCAGCTTGTTGACCGTCAGGCACGGGCGGGCGTTGATGGTTTGCCCCTGCACCGCGCCGCGAGTTGCCAGCACATCGGCGGGCCACTGCCACTGGTTGTCGGGCGAGCCGCCGTAGAACCGCAAGTCGTCTAGCTCGTCCTCACGCGACTCAGACAACGCAGAAATCGCCATGTCAAGGCGACTGCGTGCCGTCGATAGCACCTCGGAGTCGCTTTGGTCCTTGGCCGAGCCGCCGTCGCTGACTGCGCCAGCAGCGGCAATTCCTGTGTAGTCCATGATTACTTTTTCTTGGCCGTCTTAGCAGACTTAATAAAATCTTGCTTGGTCGGCGCTGCTTTGCTGCCAACTTTGTTCATCTTCTCGCCAGAGCCTGCCTTAATGCGGGCCTGCTTGGCGTTGATGTTCGCGTAGAGTCCGGGTTTTGTAGCCATGATCAGCACTTCCATCGTTTAAGGGCCGCTTTGGCCCGTTCACCATCTTTGGCCTTCGCCGCGACGGCACCCATGCGTGAGCAAAAACTGTCTTTGCGTGCCTGATCAGCCTTGGTCTTGGGGTTCGGGGCTGGCGGCTTCAAGTTAGAGCCCGTGGCGGCGTTGTACTTCTCGCGGCCCTTGGCTGTCAGGCCCGCGCCCTTGCTGACGGGTAGCTTCTCGCCCCGCCCAACACTAAGAGACACACCCTTTTTTGCCATTTACGACCCCATCCAAGAAGTTAAAGCAGCACCATACGACCGTGTGGTGCGCTGCTTGGTTTCGCTCGCTTCGCGGTGCGCCACGGGGAAGGCAAACGTCAGCGCTATTGCATCTGCTGCGTCTGGGCTTGCCAAACCACGGGCTTTCATGTCCTTTTTGGACTCTAAATAGATCGTACCACGCGAATCGGGCTTCATCTTAGGCGAAATCAAGTCCGATTTCAAGAATCTGTCGTTAGGAACGCTTGCCGACTTGAGCCAGTCGCGCATTTCGCCCCATATTTCAGCGCGTTTGTTGCCGTACATGACCGGGTTCTTAGACTTATTGCCAAAGTTGACCCCTCTTATCTTGTACCGCTGCTCTTTGAGCCGGTCGACGACGCCTGCGCCCAGCCCGCCCTCGTCGATGTTGACCAGCGTGGGCTTGTATTCCTCTATTGCCTCGATGACGTGCCCGACCACCGTCATGGTGTCGTCGCCCCGGTGCCGGATCAGCTTCAATACGTCGCGCCCCTGCCTGATGGCGATCACCGTGGCGTCTGCCCCGAACCGTGCTGGATCTACGCCGATGACTATCGGCGCTGAGTCGTCCTTGTACGGCTGGCGCTTCATGGCTGCATCCGCTAGATCAATGCTGATGAACTGGTCATCCCCCTCGCTCGGGAACTGACCGTACACCTCGACGTGCGCCTGGCTCGAGTCTGGCCCGTACTCAGCAATGATCTGCTCGTACACCTTCTTGTCGGTGCCCTCGACCGTTCTGGCGTCCACCACCTTTGACGCCCAGAACTCCCGTTTGCTGTTGAACGCCTCGTAGAAGTACCCGGTGTTGCGCCGTGGGTTGGAGAACGCCATCCAGAACCTGTTGGGCGTGTTCTCGGTAAAGAAGCCCGATGTCACCGCCCAGATGGCGTCGTCGATACCGCTGGCCTCGTCGAAGATCACCATCACGCCGTCAAAGTTGTGCACACCCGCGTAAGCATCGGGGTTCTCCGCTGACCACAGCCGCCCCTCCACGCCCCAGTAGCGTGTGCCCTTCTTCAGATCACGCTCGACCAGTTCCGTCAGCCATTTGGCTGGCATCAGCCTGGTAGCCGAGACCTCGAACCAATGGCTGTTGATCGACATCGCCAGCCACTTTGTCAACTCGGCCCAAGTGATGGATCGCAGTTGCGACTCACTGTTGGCCGATATGATGGTCGTGGAGCCGATGCGCGTGGACAGCATCCAGTCTGTAATCCAGCTAACTAGCGCCGACTTGCCGATACCACGGCCAGATGAGACAGCCATCCGCAGCACCTCGAAATCTATCTTGCCGTTGTTCTGCTTGATGTGATCCGCAATGCCGGTGAGCACCTCGCGCTGCCACTTGCGCGGTCCAGTGAAGTGCTCCAGTGGCGTGCCCTTGACGCCCCAGGGGTAGGCAAACATCACGAACGCCAGCGGGTTGTCCTTGATGGCTGGCGCCCATAGGCGCGCCATCAATTCTTGCTCATCCTGCGCGCCGTAACGTGTAGTCTGCATGCTG